ACGTATTTCCATTTGGTTGCACCTGCTTCCTTGCCTATAACCACGTTCACAGACGCATCGAATTGCATTAGAGAGTCGTGGACTTGCTGTTTAGCATAACGTGCCATGTTACCGCCAACGGCTTGCTTGACGGTTTTAACGCTTTCTGAGAACGCTCTGCCTGTTAGGGTATTTTGATAAACTTCCTTAGAAATTACATCAAGATATTCTTGCCCTATGTCTTCAAAGCCCTGAAATGAGAGTTTCTGCAACTGAGCAATCACAACAGGGGATACTGTAGTAAATGCTCCATAGGTAGATAGCATTTCAGCGGCAGAGGCGGCTACTATACTGTATTCCCTAACAATCTTATCAACGGTTACTAGGTATTCAGTTTCTATTGCAAGACGCACTTCTGCTCTTGCCTTAATTGCCCACTCAAGATCAAACAGTTTGCCGTCTTTCAATGGAGCAGTAGCGAGCAGGTCAGCTATCCTATCCTCAAGCACCCTTAACGCTTCTTCCAAACGCGCCTGATGTAATGCGGCTAACCTTGCAAGTTCTTCAACGTGGTCAACGTCAGTTGCCATTAGACTTCTGTCTCTTCTTCCTGCGCGTTAAATTGGCCTAGCACCTGTGCGCCCGCTTCAATCTCAACATGGGCTTTCGCTAGTTGTTCGTCATCAAGGATGAGATCAGCAATCTTTTTGTCTATCTCTTGCGCCATTGTTACCGACTTTACGCCAGTAGAACGCAACTGCTGTAGGAACATTAATTCCTTATCATAATCTCTGAGGTCAAACGCATCAGGATATGATATTTCAACATCTGGAGTAATGTCCTGCCACTGGCAAAACAGAAACCACAACTGCTCTTCGGCAAGTTCAAGAATGTCAGCTTTTTCTGATAGCTTTGCATTAAGCATTTGAAACTCTGTCTGCATTGCTACGCCTGATTGAGTAATGGCCTGAGTGCCACGCACTGCTCCCATGTGACTCATACGGTTAATAGATTCAACTTTGTCATCAATGGCGTTGCGAACAGAATCAAGATTTTGGCCGCTTGGCTGTATCTGATACGGCTTGAGACTTGCATCCATATCGTCAGGCATATTGATAACTGAACCCGCACCCGCACTAGCGTCAGTAGCGTATGACTTGACCAAGGTCGGATGGTTAGATATACGAATAAGCTGTTCTATCTCGCTGAGTTCCTGATAGATAGCTTTTTGCATGTAAGCGGCATCACTAAGATCGCTTGCTCCGATACCGCGAACCATTGAATGTTGAGCAGGTAAGAATATAGCAGGAATAGAACCTAGCGGATTAATTTCATCTTCAACAAGGGTTTCTTTGCCGTCTACTACACGGTACAACTTAACGCTATCTTCGTACCATGCGCGATAATAGCAAATCTCTTCATCATCTATAATTTCGACCAATTCTTTAATCAGCATATAATTCAATTTAAATCTACCGCTTGGGGTTCTTTCAAATTGCCAATCAAGTACATTTTCGGGGGTGTAGATGTTCACATAGGGACGAATGTCTTGTGCCATTTCGTCAGCTTTTGTTCCTACGTTTGATTTGGGCTTGTCTACCATTAACCAGACATGACCGTATACGCTTGACCACACTTGCGCTTCACGCATAAACGAATTAAAGCTACGCCCTTCGAGGTCGCAATCTTTTAGAAAGGATTTAAGAGCGGGACTGTTAGCCGCTGAATTGTAGTTACGTGTTGGAGGTACACGCCATAAAAAGCTAGAATAGATATGGACAATGTTCTTACAATGGTTGTCCATTGGCGTTAATTGTAATCTGCGCTTATATTCTTCGTCGCTTTCATTGATGTAGCGAGTGAGATATTTTCCATCAATATAATCCTGACCACCCATATATGATCTGAGATAAAATTCCCATCGTTGCCAGTGAGAGTCATATTCAGGGTGTGTTTTTTCTATATTCATCAAGTCCACCTAGTTGGTTGCGGTGTATCGTATTCAGTCCTAACAGGGAACAAATACTCTACCAAATAACCGAACGCATCATTCATATGATCGAATCCGTCTTTATTCGGTATGCTCGTTCCCTCTTTGTATGTCTGACGCTCTAAACTTTTGATTGTGTGCTTGCACTTAGGGCTAACAAACAAATGTCTGTCGCCACTGCTAGAAAGCAAACGACTGTTCATTGCGTTAATTCTATCTCTAACCAGAGCGTGACTGTTCTTGGCTTTCACCATGAATCCACCGTTCTGTAAGATCGACAAATCTGTACGACCACCTGCGCTAGTCTTGCGCTGTCTTGATGCGGGGTCAGGATATACAATTATCTCACGATTAGGATAACGGTCTTTAATTTCCGCAACCATCTCATCAGTATTCGACCCATACATGACAATCTCGTCAAATGCATACAGCTTCTCGCCTTTACGAATGCACATCACGGCTGACATGGGATCTAAATTGAAGTCCATCCCTATGTGTATAGTGCTACCATTATCGGTGCAATCAAACACAGAGAGTTCCCTACTAAAGCCATAATATATTAAACCGCTGTATGTCACAAACTCCGCGCAATATTCTTGATTGAAAGTTCGCTCGTCTAGGTCGTTTCTAGCCGCTTCAATCTCTTCTGGAGGGACATTGCCGCCTTGTAAGGTTGTATACTGAAAGCTAGACCAATCATTAGCCCCATCCATGCCTTTAGCCCACAGATCATAAAAGTGATTCCTTCCTTTTGGCGTACCAATAAATACGGCAGACCCCTGACGGTCACTCAAACTTGGTCTAATTACTTCATACCACGCTTCGGGTCGCATATCTGCAAATTCATCAAGCACGACAAAATCGAGCGCGCGACCTCTTAGATTGTTTGGTTTTTCCGCTCCTTTAAGCGATATGACAGAGCCATTAATTAGCCTAAGAGTTAATGAGCTTTCGTTAGTCTTAGATATGTACTCAAAAGGGATTGTGTTTATTAACATATCCCAAGCGATTTCTTTAGCCGACCCATAGGTGGGAGCGACATACCAGACGTTGCGATCTTTTCCGCTAATAGCTGATTGCATGATCTCGCCAATGCAAAAGAACGTCTTGCCAAATCTTCGCCCTGCAACGATTGTGCGAAAGCGAGACCGATTAACAAATATTTCACTCTGCGGGAGCGTTAATTGCACGACCATCCACCACGATATTGATTGCAGGTATTTCTTGAGTTTCAGACTCTTGCTCTTTCCACCCTGCTTGGGTTTTAAGATAGAAAATATTAGCCGCCACATTGCCTGATTTTGCTAATTGTATAAGGTTTGACCCCATACTAGCGCATTGTCTAACTCTTCCTTTTTTATAAGCGTCAGAAACTTCTGGCTGTCTTTCTTCAATAGCCCTTAAAGTAGTCTCAGATATGTTGAAATAATCAGCAACTTGTCCTTTCGTAAGGACTGCGGCTAATGCTTCGACTTGCGTTATTTGGTCAGAGGTAAACTCAATAATCGGTCTACCACCGCCATCTCCTTGATTGCCTAACTTCATCTCACACCTTTGGGAAATTTGATAGCGGGTAGAATACTAACGTATTACGATACCCTCCTGAATGAGTTGGCACAATAGGCGTTACGCCATGCACGTTTCTCCAAGCAGGATAATACAGCATAGAGTTATCCCTGCTGTCTACTGTTGCACCATAATCAGGTACAGTCGTGCATCCCCCTGTACTGTTACTTCGTTTCGTTATAATGACGTTAGAACATCCTTTTAGGTTGCCGTTGTCCCTATGGAAGTCAGCCGCTATGTTAAAGTTTGAAATACTGCTCGTAAACAAATCTCCAAACCTCCATTCTTTTGCGATGTTTTCAGCAATCAATTCTTTTTGTTGCTCATACAGTTCTGGAGTGATCTGTTTGACTATCTGCTCACTTTCTTTTGCAAGCATTAGCATCGCTTTAACAAACGTGTTTGCGCTTTTTACTCCGTGAACACTGCTCCTAGTAGGATATGGCCTTCTCATGTGAGGCTTGGGCGGGATAGAACCAAGTATAGTTGAATATTGTAATACCTGTTTTGCTTTATCATCTTCCATAAACCCACTGCTTCTTTTCATTAAGCTTTTGGGTACATTTTTAGATCGTAATTCTTTGTCAGCTATGTCAGCTAATTGAGCCGCTTTTTTGCTGTATTTAGCGATGTCTTTAATATAAAACCCTATAGGCTTTCCATCAATCAGAAACAATGAATCCTCTAGGACGTTTGGGTCAATATGCCCGCAAGTGTCGCCTACTTTTACAGTGTGCTCTATTTCCATTAATTCAAGATTCTTCATTTTACTTTCCTCATGCAACTTTTAGCAAAACCAGATATGTCAGCTTTCACATCTAAGCGATTTGGTTTTTGTTTTAGCTGAATCCAAGGAGACCATGTTAATGCCAATTTCTTTGCGGCATTACTATCTCGGTTGTTCTTATACCAATCGTGCAGTCCACCTTTATTAGTCCCAACAACAGGCGTATCAAAAAACACTCTGTTAAACCTCAGTATCCCATGTCCTTGCTCTATACCCTGAAAACAAAAGTCTCGGTCTTCTTTGGTGTCTTCTCTATAACGCCAATGGATATTCTTTACGTTAATCAGTACGCAACCCTCAACAAACTTTGAGTTAATAGACACGGCTTGTTTGGTACTCCACGCAAAAGCCCTAGTCCCTATCCCAACGATCTCAAACGGCAACTGAAACGCTTTCTCAGATACAGCCCATAACTCGTTAGCATTGGTCTTTCTAGTCTTTCCGTCAAACTTACCAAATTGGGTAATGTCATCGTCACAGAACCACGCCCAATTTATTTGATTGTTCTTGCACCAATCAAGCATAAAATTGCGAACGTATGTCATCCCCATGTCATCAGCTTCAATGCAAACCTTGTTAGTAACGCGATAACTGTCTACATCTTGCGGCTCAACAAAATGATAGACGTCAAACCCTGCGGCCTCAAATAGTAAATGCGTCTTTGTCTCTGGCCTCCCCTTAGAGGGAATGCAGACAATCAAAGTTTAGCCTTTTCTTTACGAAAGTAATCTAAGATAAGACCGCCAACATAAGCACCCTCACTTCTCCAGAATTTAATTAATTCCGCGGCTTCGTCATAGTCTTGTGATTCAAACTCTATCTGAATGGCTCTTTTAACTCCGTCCGTCATATCAGACAAATCAGCGTCTATGTCATCATCATCAAGGATAGAATAATCAACATCATCCTTAAAGTCAGGCAATACGTCCCAACCCAACACGCCAAGATCAAAGTTAGAATCTGACAAAGCTTCTATCTCAACTTTTAGAAGTTCATCATCCCATCCTGAATTTAGAGCAAGCTTATTATCCGCTATGACATACGCCTTTCTCTGCGCGTCTGACAGATCGCCTAGAGTTATAGTAGGCACTTTATCAAGGTTAAGCATTTGAGCCGCTAGTAGCCGCCCATGACCTGCTATCAATCCCCCATCATGATCTATCAAGATAGGATTAGTAAACCCAAACTCTTGGATGCTTGACGCAATCTGCTGTACCTGCCTCTCCCCATGAGTCCTAGAGTTATTAACGTATGGAATAACCTGATCTGTGCGTTTGTACTTTATTGATAACATTATACCTCAGTACCGAATACAGTTTCGGATTGTTGATAGGGAATAGTCGGTGTAGGTTTTGGAATCGCTAAACGAAAATCAACTTCTTCTGACCACTCGTTTATCTGAGCCATAACTTGCTGTCGGTTGTATTCGTTGTATTTCAAAGTTTGGGTAATCTCATCTATCTGATTTACCAGATCAGACCACCCATTTTTGTCCGCTTCAATGATTTTGGATACTATATTCAACTGTGCCATCACTGTGACCCGCTGTTATTAGTTCCCAAATTGTAAACGAAAGATAAAAGTTAATCAAATTGTTAATGAAGTGAGTCTTTGGCAATCGCGCATAAGCTAATCACGCAAAATATTATCATATATAAAATCATTCTGGCCTCTGTAGTTAATAAAAACCGTACCAACAATTCACCTGACACGGTTTGGAGGCGGTATTCTACAGAATCGTAAGTATAACTAGAAATGATAATAAGGTATGAAGGTCATGCAGAAAGTAAATAGTCCGTTGCGACCACCAGTGGACTAGTCTGGCTCAAAAGGCGAGGGGATGCCTTGGTCTATTTGTTCCTCTCATTGTATCTGTCTTGTGCGTCCCTGACCATTAAGTAT